CGGCGAATGGCGCGCGATGGCCGAGGGCAAGACGGCAGGCTTTCACCTGTCGTCGCTGTACAGCCCGGTGGGCTGGCGTTCGTGGCGCGACATCGCCGCCGCGTGGGAAGCCGCCATCAACAAGGAATCGGGATCGGCCGCTGCGATCAAGACCTTCAAGAACACCGAACTGGGTGAAACGTGGGTCGAGGAGGGCGAAGCGCCTGACTGGCAACGGCTGGTCGAGCGACGCGAGGAGTACCGCATCGGCAGCGTGCCGCAAGGCGGTCTGATGCTGGTTGGCGGCGCGGACGTGCAGAAGGATCGCATCGAGGCCTCGGTCTGGGCCTTCGGGCGCGGCAAGGAGTCGTGGCTCATCGAGCATCGCGTGCTGATGGGCGACACCGCCCGCGACGCGGTGTGGAAAGCCCTGGCCGCGATGCTGGCCGAGAACTGGACGCACGCTTGCGGAGCGCAGATGCCACTGGCGCGTTTCGCGCTGGACACTGGCTTTGCCACGCAGGAAGCCTACGCCTTCGTGCGCGCCTGCCACGACCCGCGCGTGATGGCGGTCAAGGGGGTTGCACGCGGCGCAGCCCTGATCGGCACACCGACCGCTGTTGACGTCTCGCAGGGCGGCAAGAAGCTGCGCCGGGGCATCAAGGTGTTCACGGTGGCGGGCGGCATCGCCAAGCTGGAGTTCTACAACAACCTGCGCAAGAGCGCGGACGTCGGCGAGGACGGATTGACCCCTGTGTTTCCTGCCGGGTTCGTCCACCTGCCGAAGATCGACGCGGAGTTCATCCAGCAACTCTGCGCCGAGCAACTGATTACCCGCCGTGACCGCAACGGCTTCCCCGTGCGCGAGTGGCAAAAGATGCGCGAGCGCAACGAGGCGCTGGACTGCTACGTCTACGCCCGCGCCGCCGCGTCCAGCGCTGGACTGGATCGCTTCGAGGAACGCCATTGGCGCGAGCTGGAGCGACAACTGGGGATGGCAGATCCGCCTGACCCCTTGACCACCACCACGATTGACGAGGCCACCCAACGCGGTGGCCTCACTGTTTCTGCGCCCCGCAGCACCGGGCGACGAGTGATTAAGAGCCGGTGGCTCAGCTGACAGATGTGCCGATGAGGACACGATGACTTACACCACTACTGAGCTCGACGCGTTGAAGCGTGCGCTGGCCACTGGCGAACGCCGTGTGAGCTTCGGCGACAAAACGATTGAGTACCGCTCAGTCGAAGAGTTGCAGGCCGCCATTCGAACTGTCGAGACAGAGATCGCCCGTAATTCAGGGAAAAGCCTCGTCCGTCAGTTGCGCGTCATGACCCGGAAGGCGACCTGATGAGCTGGTTCTCCAAACTTCGGCGCGGCATGTTTGGCGGCCCGTCGCCGACTTACGACGGTATCGGCGGTGGTCGGCGGGCGATTGCCTGGCAAGTCGGCAACCCCGGCGCGGTCGCCGCTCTAGCTTTCACCCAGAACGAGTTGCGCGCCAAGAGCCGCGATCTGGTGCGACGCAATGCGTGGGCGGCCGCTGGCGTGGAGGCCTTCGTCGCCAACGCGATCGGCACGGGCATCAAGCCGCAGTCGATGCTTGCAGACAACGCACTGCGGGAAGCCATTCACGCACTCTGGTGGGACTGGTGCAGTGATGCGGACGCGGCTGGCTTGACCGACTTCTACGGCCTGCAAGCACTCGCTTGCCGGGCAATGCTGGAAGGCGGAGAGGTACTAGTGCGGCTGCGCTATCGCCGACCGGAAGATGGCCTGGCGGTTGGCCTCCAGCTCCAGCTGCTGGAACCCGAACACCTACCCACGACGATGAACCTGGAGCTGCCTTCCCGCAATGTGGTACGGGCTGGCATCGAGTTCGATCGGCTGGGCCGCCGCGTCGCCTACCACCTGTATCGCTCGCACCCCGGTGATGGCGCTTTGGCGCCGATGTCCGGCACGGGTGGCATGGACACCGTGCGTGTGCCTGCCTCCGAGATCATCCACTTGTTCCGTCCGCTTCGCCCTGGCCAGATCCGGGGCGAGCCTTGGTTGGCGCGGGCCCTGGTCAAGCTCAATGAGCTTGACCAATACGACGACGCCGAACTGGTGCGCAAAAAGACGGCTGCGATGTTCGCGGGCTTCATCACCCGCCTGACGCCCGAGGACAACCTCATGGGCGATGGGCTGGCGGACGCCAACGGCGTGTCTCTGGCAGGACTGGAACCCGGAACCTTGCAGCTGCTGGAGCCTGGCGAGGACGTGAAGTTCAGTCAACCAGCCGACGTCGGCGCCAGCTACGCCGAATTCCTGCGCATGCAGTTCAGGGCCGTAGCGGCCGCGATGGGCATCACTTACGAGATGCTCACCGGCGATCTGACGCAGGTGAACTACTCGTCGATTCGCGCCGGATTGCTGGAGTTTCGCCGCCGCTGCGAAGCGATCCAGCACGGCGTGATCGTCCACCAACTCTGCCGTCCGATCTGGCGCGCATGGATGGAACAGGCTGCGCTCGAAGGTGCACTCGATCTCCCGGACTTCGTCGGACGCAAACGGGAATACTTGGCTGCTAAATGGATTCCGCAGGGCTGGCAGTGGGTTGATCCGAAGAAGGAGTTCGACGCGATGCTCACCGCAATCCGTGCCGGGTTGCTTTCGCGCTCCGAAGCCATTTCCGCCTTCGGCTACGACGCCGAAGATATCGACCGCGAGATCGCGGCCGACAACCAGCGGGCCGATGAGCTGGGGCTGGTCTTCGACTCCGACCCGCGCCACGACAAAGCGCCCATCGCGACGGCCGCCCCGGCTCCGGCGCAAGAACCCCAGGACAACTGACATGCAGCTCGTACACCTGGCGTCCCGTCTCTACGGGACGCCGCTTCTCATTGCGCGTTCGAAACTGGACGTGATCCTGTCCGTCCTCGGCCCGCGCATCGGATTGCCCGAGATCGATGCTGCCGTCCCGGTTCCCACTTCGAAACCGGGCACCTCGTTCGGGCAGCCCAGCATCGCGATCATTCACGTGCACGGCACCTTGGTGCGACGGGCGATGGGACTGGAGGCGGCGTCGGGTTTGACCTCCTATGGGGAGATCGCGGCACGCCTCGACGCCGCGCTGGCGGACCCACAGGTCAGCGGCATCCTGCTCGACGTCGACTCCCCTGGTGGCGAAGCGGGTGGCGTGTTTGAGCTGGCCGAGCGGATTCGCACCGCCAACGACATCAAGCCGGTCTGGGCGCATGCCAACGACTCGGCGTACTCGGCGGCATACGCGATTGCAGCCGCCGCATCGCGCCTGACCCTGTCGCAAACCGCAGGTGTGGGCTCCATCGGTGTCATTGCGCTGCACGTCGACCAGTCCGTCAAGGATGCCAAGGACGGCGTCGACTTCACCGCGATCTACGCCGGCCACCACAAGAACGACTTTTCTCCCCATGCGCCGTTGTCACCACAGGCGGCTTCCACCCTGCAGGCGGAAGTGGATCGGCTCTACGGAATCTTCGTCAGCCAGGTCGCGCAGATGCGCGGTCTGGACAGCGATGCCGTGCGAGCGACCGAAGCAGGCTTGATCTTCGGGGATGCGGCGGTCGCAACAGGACTGGCCGACGCCGTGATGAGTTTCGACCAGGTTCTGGTCGAGTTCACCAACGCGCTGGATGCGCAACGCCGACTGGCGACACCCAGCGCCAATACCGCGAAGCGCCGCCCCCAAGCTCGCGCCTCGCCCGTGGCACTGAACGCGAGCCATCAGATTTTCAGCCATCAACACTCTCATTTGGAGCAGACCATGACCGACCAAGAACAGCAGCCCCCGATGGACGACCCCGATCCGGAGCTCACGCCAGAGCCGCCGGAGACCCCAGCGCAAGAACCCGCAGCACCGCCCGTTGCCGCATCGATCACCGGTGCGACCACCAACGGCCGTATCGAGGCACAAGCCATTGCCGAGATCTGCCTGATCGCTGGCACACCACAGCGCACGGCGGAATTTCTCGCATCCGGGATGAACGAGGCCCAAGTCCGCCGCGCACTGCTCGAGGCTCGCGCTGAACAGCCGGAGATTGCCTCACGCATCACCGCCGATGCGGGAACCACCGTGCGGCCGGAGAGCAGCCCGGTCGTTGCCGCCGTCAAGAAACTCGCCACGAAGGAGTAAGCCATGTCTGCAATTCAGGAAACCAACAATCTCGGTGATCTCCTCAAGTACGAGGCGCCGAATCTCTATTCACGCGACCTGGCCACGGTTGCTGCTGGTCAGAACCTGCAGCTAGGCACCATCGTCGGCCGCGACAGTACGACCGGCAAGCTGAAAGCTCTCGACCCGGCCGCCACCGATGGCACTGAGAACGCGGTCGGCGTGCTCGCCGCTGACGTGGACGCGACCCCGATCGACCGGGAAGACGCGCTGCTGGTCTCCCGCCACGCCATCGTCGCCAGCCATGCCCTGGTGTGGCCGGTCGCTATCACCCCTACCGAGAAGGCCACTGCGATCGCTCAGATCGAAGCGCGTGGCGTCCTTGTCCGAACCGCCGCCTGAATTAGGAGACAACCATGCAGAACCCTTTTACCAATCCCGCGTTCTCGATGGCGGCGCTCACGGCGGCCATCAACATTCTCCCCAACCGTTATGGCCGCATCGAGGATCTCGGCCTAATGCCGGCCAAGCCAGTGCGCCAGCGCCAAGTCATCGTCGAGGAGATGAATGGAGTGCTGAACCTGCTGCCGACCTTGCCGCCGGGCGCCCCGGGCACGGTCGGTGTGCGCGGTAAGCGCACCTTGCGTTCGTTCGTGATCCCCCACATCCCGCATGACGATGTCGTCCTGCCGGAAGAGGTTCAGGGCATCCGCGCCTTTGGCTCGGAGACTGAAACGGAAGCCGTCGCGGGCGTCATCGCGCGGCATCTGGAGACCATGCGTAACAAGCACGCGATCACGCTGGAACACCTGCGCATGGGCGCACTCAAGGGCGTCATCCTGGATGCCGACGGCTCTGTGCTGTATGACCTGTTCGACGAGTTCGACATCACGCCGCAGACCATCGCATTTGATCTCGGCAATGCCGGCACCAATGTGAAGGCGAAATGTCTCGCGACCCTGGCCGCGATCGAGGACAACCTCAAGGGCGAGTTCATGAGCGGTGTGCACTGCCTGTGCTCACCGGAGTTCTTCACC